AGTAATATATCTTTATCAACCAATTTGGTCAACGGCATTCTTCAGTATTTGGGCAATCAGCCCTATGCTCAAGTTGCTCAATTGATTCAAGGCATCCAACAGGAAGCCCAAGCCCAGCCTGAAAAGGTTGAGGCTGAACCCGTAAGTTAAGGGGTAAGCATGGAAGGGGTTGAAGAATTGGCTACCGAAACTGACAAGCGTCTAAGCGTCCACGAGGCGATTTGCGCTCAAAGGTACGAGGTCATTCAAACCCGCTTTGACGAAGGTTCCAAGCGCATGAACAGGATTGAGTACCTCTTGTATGTAGTCATTCTTGCCGTGTTGCTTGGCCCCGGTGTAGCCGCCGACTTTGTCAAAAAAATTATAGGGGTGTGATATGAATTGGGCAGATGTTCTAAAAGCAGTCATACCCATCATTGTTGCGTCCCTTGCTTGGCTCTTGGGTCAAGTGAATGACTTCTCCACGCGATTGACACGAATTGAGGGCGCTATGCCTGCATTGATTACCAAAGAGGGCGTCCCAACAGACAGCCCAATCTCTGCGGAGCGTCGAGCCGTTATGAAAGAAAACTTGATGCAACACATCAACGAGTTGCAAGTCAAAGTTAGGTTGCTTGAAGAACGAGAAAAGATGGTGAAAAAATGATTCCAATAGTTGCATCGCTCCTTGGTACATTGGCTCAGAACGGTCTGGGCCTTTTGTCTTCTGCGATTCAAGCAAAGGGCAAGCAAGTTGTTGAAGACGCCCTTGGCGTGAAAATTTCTGACAACCCATCTGACGCTGAAGTTGCCAAGTTGCGCCAACTGCAATACGACCATGAAGAGCGGCTGATTGAACTTGGGATTATGAAAGCCCAAGCCGAGTTGGAGGAACTCAAGGTATTTGCTCTGGCCTCCCAGAACGAAGACAACAACGTCACAGACCGCTGGAAGGCGGACATGAGTAGTGACTCTTGGTTGTCCAAAAATATTCGCCCTATGAGCCTTGTAGCCATCTTCGTGGGGTACTTTATCTTTGCCATGATGTCTGCATTCGGCCTGAACGCCAATGAGTCCTATGTCCAATTGCTGGGACAGTGGGGGATGCTAATTATGGGCGCTTACTTTGGCGGACGGACAATTGAGAAATTGGCTGATATGAGGAGCCGAAAATGAGTCTCAGTCAAGAACAAGCCGCATTCCTAATGGATGCCTGCGCCCTCATCAAATACGCCACAGAACAGGGCTTTATGGTCACTGGAGGCGAATTAGCACGCACCCCAGAGCAACAGGCCATCTACGTCAAAACGGGTCGGTCAAAGACCATGAACTCCATTCACCTCAAGAGGTGCGCCATTGACTTGAACTTCTTCAAGGATGGACAGATAATATGGGACAAGGGCATTCTTGCGCCATTGGGGGCTTACTGGGAGACTTTGCATCCTAAAAATCGCTGGGGCGGAAACTTCAAATCACTCGTAGACTGCCCTCATTTTGAGCGCAATGTCGGATAAGGAGAACAGATGACAACCGCTTCGGTAATGACTTACGACTCATTGGTCGAAAACATCCAGTCATATTTGGAGCGCTCTGACACCGCTACGCTGGACAAAATTCCTCTTTTCATCATGCTGGCGGAGCAAATCATTGCTTCCCAAATTAAGTTTTTGGGCAACATGAACGTGAACACCAGCACGATGGTGATTGGTCAGCCCATCATTGACAAGCCCGCACGCTGGCACAAAACCGTTTCAATGAACGTCAGCGTTGATGGGGTGCGTCAGCCTGTCCTCCTGCGCAAATATGAATACCTGCGTGAGTACACTCCTGATGCAACCGTAACAGGCGTGCCTGCTTATTTTGGTGACTACGACTACACGCACTGGCTTGTTTCTCCTTCACCAGCAGACGCCTACGAGTTTGAGGTTTTGTACTACGAGCGGATTCAGCCGCTTGATTCTTCCAACCAGACGAACTGGTTCACTATCTACGCCCCGCAGGCGTTGCTGTATGGTTCATTGCTTCAGGCTATGCCGTTCCTCAAGAACGATGAGCGTATGCCTATGTGGCAACAGAACTATGACCAAATCATCCAGACCCTGAAGGCTGAAGATGTACAGCGCATCGGTGACCGTCAAGCCACAGTATTGGATACCTAACTATGAGTTACAACTCCCCCTTCACAGGTAACGTCATTCAACCGACGGATGTCTCGTATCGCGAGATTTCAATAGCAAACACAAACCTTCAATTGGCGTGGCCTATCAACGGGACTACAACCGATGATGCCGCCGCTCGTATTATGGAGGTCACCACAACTGGAGTTTCTGAGTTGTGGATGCCTCCTGCAAATCAGGCTTCGGTTGGGCAAGATGCACTGATTCGTAATATTGGTGGCGAAGACTTCGACGTCATGGACTTTGCTGGGATTAACACGATTGTGACCGTGTTGGCAGGCGAGGCGCAGTACATCTACATCACCGACAACGGAACTGAAGAGGGTACTTGGGGCATCATTGCTTTTGGTATAGGCTCCTCTGGCGCTGATGCCGCAACCCTTGCTGGTTATGGTCTGATTGCAATTGGTCAGACGCTGAATCAGTCTCAACCTGTTACAACTTTCTCGTCCAATTACACCGCTGTTTTTGCTGACCTTGCCAACGCCTATGTGTGGACTGGTGGCGCAGGCACTTTGACTTTGACTTCTGCGTCTACCTTGGGTAACTCTTGGTTTATGTTGTTGCGCAATGCAGGTACTGGCTCCTTGACTGTTGCAGGTTCTGGCGGGCAACTCATCAACGGCTCAACGTCTATTGTTCTTCAGCCAACCGACTCTTGCATTTTGGTTTGTTCTGGAACTGCGTTTTACACCGTTGGTTTGGGTAAGTCAACGCTGTTTGCTTTCACGCAATTGACCAAGGCGGTTACGACTGGAACCTATACCCTGACAGCCGCAGAAGCCGCCAACGTGGTGCAGAAGTACACAGGCACTCTGACTGGCAACGTCACCATCATTGTCCCTCCAACGGTGCAGGTGTACTACATCCAAAACGCCACGGTGGGCGGCGCTTCCAATTACACCGTCACCCTGACAACAAATGCGGGCGGTTCTAATGCAACGATTGCCTCCAACCAACAAGCCACGCTGATTTGCGACTCGGTGAACTTGGTAAACGCCAACACGGTGCTGGCGGGTTCATCTTCAATTGGTTTGATTGATGGAACGGTCTCCTCGCCTGCGCTGTACTTTGGCTCTGAGGTATCAACAGGTTTGTACCGCGCCGCTTCTGGTGAGTACAACATTGCCATTCTTGGTGTGTTGCGCTCTACCTTGTCGGCAACTGGTTTGGCAATTGTTGGAACAGGCAACTTCACAGGCGGTATCTCTGGCGGAGTGTACTAATGACCAAAAAGGTTTTTGCCATTGACACCATGCCCGGTATCCAGCGGGACGGAACTGTTTTTGACGCCAACTGCTACAACGATGGAAAATGGGTGAGGTTTCAACGTGGTCGCCCTCGCAAGATTGCAGGTTACCGCGCCATCGTCACTGACGCGCACGGCTACTCTCGCGGCATCTACGTCAACTCGGTAGATGGTTTCAACCAAGTCTTCAATGGCTACAACAACGGCCTTGAAGTCGTTGTCATTGACAACAACGGTATTGGAGCAGGCACAAACCAACTCAACCTTGGCGCACCCATATTGACGCTTGGAGCCATCACTGGCGGCTCCGCATACACAAATGGAACTTACACTGCTGTACCTTTGACTGGCGGCACTGGTTCAGGCGCACTGGCAACCATTGTGGTGGCTGGCAACGTAGTTTCCACCGTGACGGTCACAACCTTTGGAACCTATTATCAAGTTGGCGACGTACTGAGCGCAACAGCCGCAAGCATTGGTGGAACTGGCTCTGGATTCTCCGTTCTAATTGCAACAACCAATGGCGAGTTCATACCAAGCGACAACAATCTATGGCAGTTTGACTCCATGTTTGATTCGCAGGGTAGCGGAAACCAATTGCTGTTTGCGCACGCTGGTCAGAACTTGGCGCAAATTGACGCCATTGTAAACACCAACGTGTTTGCTGGGCCAATTAGCGGTTTAAACATGGCCCCTCTTGCTGATACCGCAGGCACAGCGCCTACAGGCGACTTGATTGAAGTCTCTGGTGGCCTCGTGGTTTTGCATCCCTATTTGTTTGTGTACGGCGACAATGGTCTCCTCAAAAACTGCACCGCAGGCAAC